ATCCACTATAGTCAGCTTGATAAGGTGGGGTTGGAGGTATTGCTACAGCTGGAGTGTATTTATTTGGGTCATACTGGAATTTAGCAAGATTGCCACCAGTATATGGTTGCGTTACGCTGGTTGGTATCCCGTAATGCTGGGCATCGTTTTTAAGCAAAGCCATTAAACCAAGACCGCCTGCACCATATAAAGCAGCGTTTGGAATACCTGAAATAAGGGAAGTACCACCACCCATACCAGCTAAAACAGAACTGGCTGCGGGCGTTAAAACTCCGGAGCCGGTAGCGCCAGCGCCGGCAGATAAACCAGTAGCTCCAGCAGCACCAGCATTAAACCCAATACCACTGCCACCAGCAGTAATGCCAGGTGCGCCAGCAGCTGTTAAACCAGAGCCAGCGCCAGTAGTTGCAGCGGTAGTTCCAACAGTTCCGGCCGTAGTGCCTGCTCCAGCCCCAGCTCCAGCTCCAGCTCCAGCACCGGCTCCAGCCCCAACACCTAAGCCAGCAGCAGCAGCGCCACCTAAACCACCTAATAAACCAGTTTGTAATGGGTTGTAGCCAAGCAACGCACCGCCTAAACCACCCATACCAGCTCCAACAAGACCCGATCCAAGCATAGTGGAGCCAAGAACAGCACCTTCACCACCAAGCAAAGCAGGTGCTGCATAAGGCGCGGCAATAGCTGTACCGGCTACTAAAGCCAACTCTAAAGGGTTATTTAATAGGCCCCCGCCTCCGCCACCGCCGCCACCTGACATAGTCTATCCTTTACTTTTTGCTAATTTTAGCATTTAAACTGCCGTTCCACTAGCGTTTATCCACTTAGTTCCTGTCCACCAAATAGGCAAACCAGACCCCGAATTTAAACTTGTATCAAAAAACTGCTGCCCAACCTGTAACTTTGACGTAGGTCTTTGGATTGTAGTCCCTGAAGCGGGTATCGCATAGCCTTGGGTATAGTTATCTAACTGGGCAAAATACAGCCGTAATGCGTTATTAATCTGGTCCTGATAAGCTTGCTGATAATCCGTGGGCGCAATAGGTAAGTTAGGCGACGTTGTTGGCCTAATCTGCCCGTTATACGTTTGATACTTTGGAATACTCATTTTATTCTATCTTCTGCCATCTGGGCGAATATCAATACGGGGGCTACCTAGTTGCCAAGCTACACCAGTGCCAGTAGACTCAATTCTAAACGCCATTTGACGCCCTCTTAGACGAGTATAAACCTGCCCAGTAAACTGCTGAATTGTGTATTGCGGTGCAACAGTGTAGTTTTGTGCGCTTTGTACTTGTGGATTATCTGCTTGTCCGTATGCAGTACCAGAGTTTTCCCGCGGTTTTACGGTCATCGTTACAGCTGGCTGGTTAGTAGTAGAACCATTAAAATTAACGTCAGGCAGTATTCTCCAAACAAATCCAAAATTGTGCCCATCACCAATATCAAAGTCTGAGGACTGAACATAAGAGTCTATAGGTAGGGTTGCGGTTGTTGAATTGTCGTCTGTTCCATTTTCGTGGTAGAGCAATCTGCCGTTATAGTCAGCGGCAATAGGGTAAGGCTGTGTACCGGTTTGAGTCCAAGCAGTGCGCCCCATTGTTCCATAGTACCAAACACGGTCAAGGTAGTTATAGATAACATATTTGTTAACCGCCGTACCATTACCAGATTTACTTACGTAGAACCACCATACTTCATTAAACGCTTCATTAGCCCCAGCAAATACTTGGTAAGCTTGGTCTGTATTAATATCGTCAAAAATGTATTGGCGCAAGGCACAAGGCAGAACCTCAACACGACCAGAGTACATATAGAATCGGTCTTTACCCATCCAATAAGTCACGTTGTTAATCGTAATCATAGAATTAGGCGACATAATGGATATGTTATCCATCAAAATCTGGAAGCCCCATACGTAAGGCGCGCCAATATACTGCATAGAATAAATAGCAGAATCAGTCCATACTAAAATCTCTTGGCGTGTTGCACGGGCGCCCATAATATAAGAGCCGTTAGTTAACGTAAATTCGCCTGATTGGTTAGTTACTTGTGGAATCCATTGATAAGCATTAGCTTGGTCTGACCAACGAACTAATAAAGGATTAAACGTAGAGTTAGGCGTACCGGGTACATATGAATTAGAACCAAATGCAATAACAAATTCTTGAATAGCTGAAGTAATAACTTGATAGGTTTGGTTTGGTACAAATGCACCTGAATAAGAATAGCTATAGTTACCCGAACTAGCGGCCGTTGTTGTATTGTTAATTGTTGCCGCGCCAGTTACATTGTTTATTGACAATACATAAGTTCCTGCGGGTATACCTGAGCCTGTAATATAAGAATATGGGTATACATAAGGTGCGTTTGCTGAGGTGACTGTAATTGCATTAGTACCTGAACTAAATGTAGTTGCATCTGTAAGAAGCGTTGTATTATTAGCTAAATTTTTTAAATACTGGGCACGAGTACCAACACCGGTAGAGTCTTGCCAATAAAAAATAGGGCCGCCACGAGGAGCAATAACAAGGTCAGCACCAAAGTTATCGTTAGACCAAAGGCGCAACTGTTGGCCAATACCAACAGAGTAGCTTGAACCCCATGTACCACGACTCCAAGGACCTGCGCCCCAGCCTGTACCAATACTATAAACATCAAGACCGCTAGGATACTCATATGCCGCAGTTACTGTACCGCCGCCCGTAGCTGATGTTGCTGGGCTAGTAATGGTAATTGTATAGGTAGTTGAACTTACTACCGTTTGAACTTTATAGTCTCCACTAATAGTTACACCACCAACAGCAGAACCGCCAGAAAATGTAACGTAGTCACCTGCACCGGGATTATAGGATGCGTCAGTTACTAAAACAGTATAGGCGTTACCCCCGTAATTAGTGGTAAAAGGGTTTGTAAGAGTGTCAGTTTGTATAATAGGCGTAATGTCGTTATATAGGCCACCAAAATAAATGTAGTACTTGGTGCTTGTGCCTAAACCAATATATGTATTACCCGCACCAGCATCGCCATCTAACCAAATCCATAATGAACGACAGATGCCGCTAAATTGACTATTAGATACTTGTGTCCAACCGCCAATTTTTTCTGGAAAACCAGAACGAAAACGAATTTTATCGCCGTCATACCATCCGCCCTCATTGGAGTAGTCTGTGCCTTCACGGTTTAAACCCGGTCTAAATTGTAGTTTTTGTAATGGCATTAGTAAGTATCCAGTATCTCTTTGGCTGCATCAATTTTAGCAATTCTATCGGCTAAACCCAATAGGCCGCCGTTAATTCTTTTGGTCATCTCAGGGTAATCCCGTTTATCCGCTAAATCGTTTAATCCTTTTTTGTTCCAAAACCACCCTGCCGATAAAGCCGCATACTTTGGCTGTACTAAAAGTTCAGGATTATTAATTAAATCCAAACCCAAAGCTGCCCCACACGCTGTATATGAATCTCGGCCCGTAATGCCTATTAATCCTCTACCAAAAAACTTCCAACCATCGCCTTCTTCTGTATTTCCCATGCGTCCTGCATATACTTTGTTTGCAATTTTTTTTGGATTATTTGCAAATTGTTCAGCCACATCTGCACTAGGAAATCTTGAGGGCCATGTACGCATAAGTCCATCGGCAGAGTAATGAAGGTTCTCTTCCAGAGTTCTGAAATTGTTTGACTCATGTTGGCACTGTCCTATAAAAGCTGCTTGTCTTTGTGTTGTCGATATGTTGTACTTAATAAATGTGTCAGTTAAAGGCTTAAACCATTCTTCACTTATACCCAGTTTTTCTAATTGCTGCGGACTCATTTAACACTCAACTGCTCTGTAATCCACTGCTGAAGCGTTACTGCTTGGAGGGTTGTGGCTGCGCAATCTGAAGCAAGTTGATTGTAGGCGGCGATTGCATCAGAGAGCTTGGTGGTTGAGGAAATGCCGGACACTGCACCGGTACCTGACTGGCGCACCCCGTTAGCATAATACTGGCGCAACATAGCAAGCTTCGCATCATATTCATCTTGGATTCCTTTAGTAACTAACGCCTGTTGTTTCTTGATTGACTCATTTTCCGCTTGTTGTTTCTCAACGATAGCTTGTTGCGCAAGCTTGTAAACAGTAAAATCCCTATCGCGAGTATGCCAGCCAGCGAAAAACACGCCGCATACAAAAGCAACAAGTAATGCAATTTTGATTGCAGTTCCATAACTAGAAAATAATCCCGTAATTAAAGACCACATTACTGCTCCTCTGGCTCAGTGCCTTTTTTCATCATTAGCCCAAAACCGTGAGCGCCGACAATAGCTGCTGAACCCATATAAAACTTTTCAATATCAAATAGACCAGTATGTACGGCATTAAAGATTAAGCCGGCAGTAAGAACTAAACTAGAATACAACAACGACCAACGCACAATATCATGCGTCTGGTTATCTTTACCAGTAAGAAGGTCATTAAGTATTTTGTTCATGGTTATCGTAATGTCCACCAATTAGAAATACCCATACCTACACTACTACCTCCAAAATCTACATAAAATGTTTGTCCGGGAGGGACAATAAACGATATCCAAGGGTTGTTATTACCTGTTCCGCTAAAAAAACCAGCATTAGCAACTTGTTGTCCATTTACGTAGCCATTGATTTGTTTATTACCATTACCACCAGAATTGGTTCCAGTAACAGAATGCATAATTGGGTAGCTATTGCTATTGGTATAAGTTACACCAGAGGTATATCCATCTGCATACCAATTTTCACCAGTAATACCTAAACCTAATTTAATACCAGAAGAAGCAAAGTTTGCGGTAGTTAATACAGTATTACCATTTGCCGTTACACCGCCTGTACCAGTAAGATTCAATACATTACTAGAAGAAGCTGAAATATAACCATATTGGGTTGCCCCAGCATTATCAGTAAATTGAACTATTGAATAACCGCCAGAAGCATTAGCTCTAACTTGTATTGCACCAGAAGAGCCAACATTAGGTGTTACACAAGTAAGTGGATATACGTTTTGTATTGACCCACCAGTAATTGCTACAGCATTAGCGTTTTGGGTAGCCATAGTACCCAAAGTACCTACTTTAGTTTGAACAAAAGCAGTAGTAGCAATATTGGTAGAATTATCACTAGATGATGGAGTTGGTGCTGTAGCTGTTCCAGATAAAGTGGTAGTTCCAGTAACTGAAAGATTTCCAGTAACAGCGCCGTTTCCTGATACGCTTAAATTACCAACGTCGGCAATACCAGATGCAGTCAAAGTACCATTTACATTAAAGTTACCGGCTGAACCTGTTTGGGCTGAGTAAAAGTTTGTACCGTCTGTATAAACTTGTGCAGTAACGCCATTAGGTATAGTTACAACAGAACCGGTAGAAGCCCCAATAGTAATAGCATAACCCCCGGAAGTCTGGTTAGAAATTACATACATCTTAGGTTGGTTTAATGGGGCTACAATTTGGTAAATTCCTGAGTTTGTACCCTGAACAACAAGCACCATGTTGCGAGCTTCGTCTGATACGCCGTTAAGGTTTGTAAGCGTGTAATTAGCGTTAGACATTGTAATAGTCTGAACACCAGCTACAGCCTGTTCAATTAAAGTCCAGTTGGTATTAGTAGTTGTACCCCAACTACCTGATTGTTCGCCGTTTCCAATTTCTTGGATTTTTAACGAAGTTGTATATGTTGATGCCATGTTTTATCCTTGATTGTCGTTAACTGGAGTCCAGCCTGGGTTTTGTACATCGTTAATTTGGGTCCAGCTTCCACCCCCAGCATTACTAATTGCTGTCCAAGTTGTAGTTTGGTTATCGTTAATTTTAATCCATCCACGGGGGAATTGCGAGTCCAACATATAAAATGCTTCGGTAATAGCATCTAGATATGCTGCCTTAGCCGTTGGTGTGTCTGCCAAATTAAGGTTTTCCGTAATAGCTTCTAGGAACTGCGCTTTAATTGTTACAACATCGGTAATAGCAAAATTCTCTACAATGGATAGGAAAAATACCGAAATAATGGTTTCTTGGTCTGCTAAGTTAGCATTTTCTTTAATAGCCGTCGCAAACTGGGCAGCGATAGATTCGGCATCTCCCACGGTAAGCGCTTCGGTAATAGCGGCAGCAAATCCAGCTTTAATTGTTGGGGTGTCTGCTAAACCACTATTTTCAGTCAAACTTTCTAAATAACCAGCGGCAGCGCTTAATACGTCGGCTAAAGTTGTAGCCTCAGAAATAGCTTGTAAAAATGTTGAAGTTTGAATACTACTGTCGGCTAAGTTACTATTTTCAGAAATGGATTGGGCAAACTGGGCAGCAATAGATATTACGTCCGCCATTGTAGTAGCCTCAGAAACAGCGGTGGCAAACTGGGCCGTTATATTGTCTATGTCATTTATATTACTATTTTCGGCTAGGCTTTGTAGGTATGCTGCAGTAATTGTCTGGATATCTAGGACGCTGTTAATTGGCTCCGTGCGGGACTCCAAAGCAGCAAAATACTGAACGCTAGAATCGGCTAGGTTTGAGTTTTCCGATATGCTTTGTAATAAAGTTGCGGTTATAGCTTCTGCATCTGCTAAGTTTAAGTTTTCTGTAAGGCTTTGTAGGAGCGTGGCTGTTATAGCAGCTGAGTCGGCCATCCCAGAGTTTTCATATACTGCACCAATAAACTCCCCTGCTAGTAGGGGATAGTCGTTCATCACGACGTTTTCGGTTAGGCTTTCTAAAAAAGCAGCTGTTATGGCTTCAGAGTCTGCCAAGCCAGAATTTTCAGTCAACGCTAAAACGTAAGCATTTCCACCTAATGATGCAAAAGAAGATTGAGCAAAAGCTGCGTATCCAAACATTACCCTGCAACTTCCATAACAGTAATAGAAGATGATGTTCTAGGATCATATAAAGATGTATTTCTATCATTAACGCTTCTATTTACATAACCGTAGTTAGCACCGCCACCGTTTACCATCATTTGAATTTTATATGTTGTAGCTGAAGTTGTAGCTGGAGAGTCTAAATATGTACCGCTCATGTTTAAAATACCATAAGCACTAGTTACACCGTTTACAGAAGTCGTTTGGGGTCTAGAACCTGCAGCATCGCCAACAAAAATTGGGGTTGAGTTTCTCACCAACTGCATAAATATTCCTTGGGCAGCAGAATCTACACCGCAGTTAAATTGGTACATAACAAGAATTTTGCTTGAAGTAGACCTAGGAGTTATTGATACAGATAATCCAGTAACGTCAACATAAGTAGTTGAGTTAGTGCTAAATGTAGCAGCTGTTAACGCTGTGCTTTGGACTTGTAAAATAGCCCCTGTACCAAGCATACCTGTTTGTACGGTAGTTAAACTCATGGCAATATCCAAGATTTAGTTGTTTCGTCCCACCAATATGGTTTTCCATCAGTAGGCATTGGGATTGGTGCAGTCCATACATTATTTACTAATGTCCAAGACGGATATGGTTGTGGTTTTATAAACACCCCATCAACATAAGTCCAACCGGGTCCAGCAATATCAGACTGAACTGCAATATAAGTTGGGTCTAAGCCCGGAATAGGTTGAACTGGTTGTTCTTCATAGTCAATAACATTAACTACATTTGTACCAGAAATAATTGCGTATCTTTGCATAGTTAATCCTAAAAGAAAGCAGTAATATAAATAACACCAGAACCGCCACTTCCTCCATTTACACCACTACCAACGTTACCACCAGCACCGCCAGAAGCTACGGAATAAGAATATGTAGAAGCAGGAGAAGTTATATAAAACTCAGCGTATCCTCCAGCACCGCCACCACCTGCTCCATATGGTTGACCAGTATTTGAACCACCACCAGCACCACCTCCGCCACCAGTATTAGGTTGTCCATTAGTACCGCTTACGGCATTTGAACCACCTTGACCACGACCTTCGCCACCAAAAGCTGACGCTCCGCCATTACCGCCCCAAGCTCCATTCGATGGGTTTGCGTTAGGTCCACCATAACCACCAGCTACTACTAACCCTACTGCGCCAGTTGGTAAAGAGCCTCCACCACCAGCACCACCGTTATCGTTTACGGAACCTGGACCGCCACCATTAGCTGCGCCACCAGAACCAAAAGTTGTATTACCACCAGTAGAACCATTTCCAGAACCGCTACTATATGCTGTCCCTCCACCTCCACCTCCGCCTACCATTTTTACATATAAGTAACGGCAGTTAGTTGGGGTTGTGTAAGTTCCAGAACCAGATGTGTATACGGTAATTTGGGGTGTGCTTCCAACTGTAACTGGGTTAGTTAAAGTAACACCAGTCAACCCGCCGCTTGTGGTACTAAAAGAACCTGTAGATGCTAAATTAGCTGCTTGTGTCATTATTTATCCTAATAAGTGACCAGTAAAATAATTTTCTAAAGTAGATGCCGCATACAAAGTTCCAGTTGTAATATAGACATCCATGTAATCGCCTACCGCTAAAGTTATGATGTAGCAAATAGGAGTTAACAAATAATTTGAAGATTCCCCACCAGCTTGTGCGTAGTTTTGCCCATTTTTTCTTAAGTTAAAATAATATCTACCTGTACCAGTTGCCATCAAAGCGGCAGTAAATAAATATCTACCTGCTACAGTCGCTGTAAATCTTCCTGTAGATGGGTTATAACAGTTTCCAATATTTGTTAATACATTTGTAAAAGTAATAACGCTATTTGTTGTTGCAAAACTTCCTGTTCCGTTTGTATAAGAAGTAAATGAAATTTGGCTTGGCATAGATGTAACCCCGCCAAGAGTTAAGTTGCTTGCTAATTGAGAAGAACCTACAGCACCATTTGCCAAATAAGTAGAACCAACACTACCAGCCGTTGCAGGAATAGCGTTTAATACTGATGATACATAAAAGCTCTGCGTAGTAATAAGGTCACCAGCGGTAGCGCCAGTAGCAAGGACCACGGTTGTACCGTTAGTAGCAGTGTAATCAGCAGAACCAAGTAAAACTCCGTTGCGATAAACACTAATAAATCCTACTGTATAAGATGGTGGGGTAAAAGTTGTTTGGTTGGCTGTAGCTGTAAATTCAGTTACAGTTCTATAAGCTGTAGTGGTTACGCCAGATGCAGGGATGCCGAGATAGCGGGCTGAAATATTGCCAGTACCGGTTGGGGGTGCGGCTGAGAATGTTAGGGTTGTACCTGATACGCTATATGTGCTTGGGTCTTGAAGAACACCAGATATTGCAACCAAAACAGAAGCCGTATTAGCTGGCGCCACCGACATAGTAAATGCAGTAGTAGAACCGTTACCACTGAATGAATCGGTAACAAACGCTGCTTGGGTGGGTGAAGAACCGATATATGGCATTATGCAGCCCTCACTAAAACGGCTTCAAACCATGTTGCTGGGCTTGGAGAAACTATACAGGTTGAAGCTCCAATATACCCCCAACATTCAATATAGTCAGTGGTACCGTTCATATAAACTAATGCACTACAAACACCGCTAAATGAACCGCCCGATGCAGTATTGGTATTTTGACCAACTCTATATTGACTGCCATTTTTGTATATATTTGAAATTACACGAACCTGACCACTAGAAGCTCCACCATCAATTGAACAATTTACTTGATAATATCCGGCAACGGTTGGAGTAAATCTATAAGTAGAAGTATTGTAATTACTATTTGTATCCCAATTTTTTGTGTCAAAATTTATTTTTGTAAACGTTCCATTACTTATAGTTTGGGTTGTAGACATAACAGCATTAAATGTTGGCATATTACCGCTAACCATTACGGTTCCCGTAGACCCTGTAGAAGTTGCATCTATTACGCTAACTGACATTATGCTTTTACCTCATCGGCTGGGGTTGGTTGGTTTCCTTCAGCTACCCATTTTAGATAGGCTTGGTAGTCTGTGTTGGCTGGGTCAAATGGGATAAAGGCCATATCGCTTGTGCGAATAACACCATGTTGATATGTTGTGCCATCAATATTTTTATATAATTTATACATTTTATAACTCCGCAGTTACCGCATAATTTACATAGTAATCGTTGCCTGGATTTCCTGTTCCTGAAGCTATATTAGAACCTTCTGTTCCAGTTTGATATGCAGTTGCAGTTAAAGATGCGTAAGAGCCACCTGACATATATCCAGCAGTTCCTTGGTAGTTGTATGTTGTAACTGTTGGTGTTGCCCTCATAGAAACTTTCCATCTTAAAGCAATAAAAGCACTTGAAAGGCTACTAAAAATACCAACAGCACCAGTAATTGTATTTGCAGTTCCTGGCACTACAGAGTAATCATAAGACTTGCTAAAATAACGCTGACAAAGAGCAAGTTCTTGTTGAAATTGTCTATATTCAAATCCAGTAGCACTACTTCCTACTTCAAGTTGAACACCAGTAATGTAGAAGGTTGCTCCGTTTGTTCCTACTACGGATGTTGCGCCTGTGGCTGAACGATAATCACCAGCCGCCCATGAGCCAGCAGTATTGGTTAATGTAGAACCAACACCAAGACCAAACAAAACTGCCATACCTACGCTGTTATTTGAACTCATCCAAGTTCCTGTAATATCGCCAGAAATTGTTATAGATGCTTGAGTCCAAGTGTTTGCAGAGGAAATAGTATAGCTAAATGGATAACTTCTATTTCCATTTGCGTTTTGAATTGAACCACCAAAAGTACCAGTTAAGCTAGATTGCACCCAAAATGATAAGGTAACTGTTTTAGCATTAGCAGTTCCCCATGCAAGGTCATAACAATTAAAACCTTCAATATATTGTTTTTCGTCAAAACAATCTGTAGTTGTAATCGAATACGCAGAAGTTGAAGTAATTAACATACTGTTAGGAAAACCAGCTGGAGCAGAAGTGCTTTGGGCTAAAGTATATTTTCCTGATTGCGTAACTTGGGTTTGCCAGCGGTCAATAGTGTAATCATATAACGCAGGGGTTACTGTGCTAGTACCATTTCTTTGTGAAATTTGCATTGCACCATTGATAATGCGGTTCTTCATCAAAGAAGCATCACCAGCACCTATAGTACCGTAAGTCATTGGTATCGCTGTTACTGCACCAAAAGAACTATTTTGAACTGTGCCTGCACTAGGAGCAACCGTATTTGTCTGTAAACTTGTGTATTCAACCCAGATGTTATTCGTGCCGCTAGGTGGGGCTGATGTAAAAGTTAAAGTCGTACCAGATACTGTATAAGCGGAAGATGGGTTTTGTATTACGTTGGCTACAATAACAATAATTTGAGCAGATGAAACAACTCCAACTGGTAAAGTAAATGCCGTAGTTGAACCATTCCCAGAAAAATAAGCAATCTGTGGGCTGTACTGCTGAACCGTTAAGTTATTACCAATATAAGCCATTAGACCACCGTCAATCCAGAAACCCAAGCATCGCAAGAAGAAGCAGCGCTTGCAAGAACATATAGTGCATCAGAGGCTTGTAACATAACACGGTTGCCCTGAATAACTTCTAAAGAGCCGCCGACAGGAATAGTCGCCGTATAAACCAAATAGTAGTTTACTGCGCTGCGAGTAATATAAGCGTTTACTGTGATTGGAGAAGTACTAGTATTTGAAAGCACTAAGCTAGTTACAGCCAAAGTACCAGAAGATACTGTAGTTACAGAAGAGCCGCTAGTGCTTACGTTTTTTACTGCGTACGATACGTTTGTATATGTAGCCATTTTTTATCCCATTACTACTGCAAAATAGTACGCTTGGTCTGCTGTAGGGGCAGCATTTGGAGAAGAGACCCAGCCTGTACCGTTTGAAGTTAAAATATTACCCGATGTTCCGGGAGAAGTTAAGCCTGTACCGCCAGCTGCGGCAGGTAAAGTACCTGCGGTTAAAGCAGAAGCCGATGTTGAATATATGGCGTTATTGGCTGCAGTAAATGTTGTTAATCCTGTACCGCCATACCCTGTACCGATTGTGTTTCCATTATAGGTAGCGTTGGTAATTGTAGCTGTGCCAAAGTTAGCTGTGGTTGTACTAAAATCATACGACGCTGGAAGCAGCGCGTACTTACCCCAAGAGCCAGCAGACGTAGTATTGTCTTCAACAAATATGTAAGAATACCCACCAGAAGGCACGGTATCAATAGCACCAGAAGCGCTATCAACAATAGTTACAGCGCCAGATGAGTCATTATCAAAAGTAAATCCTTGCCCGTTAGCCAGCGTTGTAGCAACAGGAAGTTGAATTGTTTGTGTTGTAGAGCCGCTAATACGCTGGTAATAAGCAGATGCTACTGTTAAAACCGTTGTTGTTCCCGCTGCTGTAATTACGTTATATCCAGCAAGGAAATTGTTAGCCGTTACGTTTTGATTAGCATCACGTAGGACAACTGAGTTTGCCCCGGTAGACGTTGTAACGCCTGTACCGCCATAAGCAGTAGCAATTGTAGAGCCATTCCAAACACCAGAAGTAATAGTGCCTAGTGGGCTTACGTTACCACTAGCATTTAAATAAACTGCATCTTCTGCTGGATATGTAACAAATACAGTAACAGTACCACTAAATGTAACAGCAGACCCTGAATTGGAAGACGAAATAATTGTTGTACGGGTAAGAGTTGGACCAGTTGTTGAATAAGTACCAATACCAACTTCCCAGCTACCTGTAGTATCAGTAGCCGCATAGTAAGTAGTGTTGCCATTTCCAACAACAGCAAAAGACTGATACCCGGTAACACTTCCCGTTAATGTAAAGCTTACGGTTGTATTAGCAGTACCAGTCTGTTGGACACGGTCGTAAACTACCAGAGCCATTTAAAGCTCCTTAGCTAGTTGCAGTTGTGCTATATGTAACGCTTACAGTATCGCCAGCAGTTGTAGTCTTAGCAGTTGCAAAAGCTCCAGCGCTATATAGCGTGCCACCAGTATTACTCTGCGTAGAAGAAGCGCCTGAACCTAAAGTCAAGAAACAACCTGTTACGTTACCACCAGCGCCAGTAATAGTGTAGGTAATAGCCGTTGCAGTAGAAGTAGTTACGTTTGATGGGCTAGAACCAGTAGAGGTAGAAGAACCAAATACCGCAGTACCACGAACAGCGGAACCGCCAACGGTATAGTTAATAAACTCAGTCCAGCCAGAGTGTGAAGTCATGGTGTCAGAAGCCGCAAATGTTGGGCTAGTCGTACCAATCAAACCAAGGTATGGACCGGTAACAGTGTATGCAGAGCCTTTTAACAGGGTATCTAACATTAGCTGTTTACCAATAGCGTTAACTAGGTTTGGAAACTCTTCGGTCCACTTTAAATTACCTTGAGCATCACGGCACTCTACTTGGTAGAAGCCTTCAACGCCTACGGTTTCGTTTTGTGCAGCACCAGCTTGCAGAGTAATTTCCGCTTGGTCGCCGCAGCTTGCTAATTCTTTTTGCATAAAAGCTCCTTAACTAATTCTAATAATGGCGTTTGTCGCCGTGGGGGTTGGGAATGTTACGGTAAAAGTACCTGCCGATGTGTTCGTTTTATCCGAACCAAAATCCAAAACCGCTACCGCTGCATTAGTTGTACTATTATAAATTAAAGCGCATCTAGTAGTAAAGCTAGCGCTAGTCCAAACTACTGGGGCAAAAGATATGTAGGCAGTATTTGAATTTGTGTCACCCACAGGTACTTGGGTAATTATTAGGGGTTTTCCCCCCGCCGTATAGCCAGCACCAGTAATTTCGTTAGCTGTTGTATAGGCAGTTGTGGCGTTGTTTAGTATTGCGTTGCCGGTATAAAGGGCTATTTTGTAGGTATAAGCAGTTCCAACAGCAAAATTCTCCAACCCTGATAAAAGATTTACCTTAAAAACAGTAGTTTGCCCCTGAACAATATTGGACATTATGCGCCTCTACCACCAACGTTCATTTTAAGCTGGCCATCACGATAGAAATCGCCACGCTCAAGACCATCAGAAAGACGTTTAAGTTGCATTACTGCTTCTTGGTATTTGTCTTCATAATATTTAACCAAATCGGCTTCGCCCTTCATAAAAAGCATAGCTTCCCGCATCGCACCATAAAACAAGACCGGGTCATAATTATCACCAAGCCAGCTACGTCCAGTAGCATTAGATACGGCGCTTACTGTAACAGAAAAACCGCTACCAGTAGAGCCAAGGGAAGAGCAAGAAAGAATATCGCCTACGACATAAAAGTTACCGCCAAAAGTAATGGTACAGGATGTAACAGCACCACCAACAATAACAATATCAGCAGTTGCATTAGCCCCTGAACCTCCAGTTAAAGATACATTTTGGTATACACCATTGGTATATAGCGACCCACTAGTCAAAGAACCGATTGTAGTAATCTGACCTTGGACAGTTGTAGGAGGGTAGTAAAAATAGTGCATTTCTACCGTATAGTTTTGGTCTGGGGTGGGGGTTAAAATATATGTTAAGTCTTCTAAATTAGATAACTGATTACCAAACAAAGCATAGTATTTAGGTAACCCTGTAACTGTTGGGTTTGGGTATGCTTCTCGTAAAAAGTTAACATCTTTATTTAAAAGGTAGTTATAGTTACCGGTTTGGTCAACAACAGCAATAGAGTAATTAGCTAACCAATCAGTTGGCAACGCTAAATAAGGGTTAGATGCTGACACTGTGCCCGTAACGTTTTTACGTAGCGTTGGTAAATTAACGGTGTTATATATGCGGTCTTCAGCCTCCTGAATAAATACAGGAATACTAGCTACGAAAAGCTGTTCAGTATTTTCAGCGTAAGCTTGGATGTTGTTATATAACTGCTCGTAATTCATTCGGGTTTACCCTTAAGCCATTGGACCGCGTGAAGTAAAACCTTTAGTAGCAGCGCCAAAACCACGTTGTTTAGTGCCATCAGTTTTGGTCTTAGCGTAGTTACCTTTAGTGGTTGTGCCAGTGCCAATATTTGCGTTATTTAAAAATTCCGCGCCAGTCTCTTCAGACATAGCTGGCAATCCGCCGCTAACTGGGTTTCCGCTCATGTCATGCGGCATAGCGTACTTTTCAGCTGGCAGAATATTTTTATTGTTTCCAACTTTAATAGCTGGACTGTTTTTGCTTGTAGGTTTAACTTGATTTGCCATGATTAGCACCCATTCGCTTTAATTTTAGCCATGTTGCGTCCGACAGCTTCCATTTTATTTTGGTCGATGCCGCCAGCAGTACCTTTGCCAACTTTTTTACCTACTTCAATGCCGATGCTTGCACCGTCATCACCTAAATTTCTACCTTTGGTTTTACCTTTGCTGGTAATTCCGTCAGCTGCGCTTCTATATCCCATGTTCTACTCCTAGTTAATTGTTACTGTTCCAACTTGCCCCTGACCTACTAAATAGTTAGGCGTTTCTTGATAATCGTATCCCTGTCCTACAGGATTCCAACCCCACTGCGTATCACGGCTACCACCGCCTTGGTAGTTATACGCCGTTAAACCTGATGCTACATAGCTATTATCCCGTCTTGGCTCCCTAACCGCTTGTGGATCGTTAACGGGGTACATCCCTAATTGTAACTGTGGATGGTCAGGATCCCAACAGTTTTTGCAAACTTTTAGCTGATACGGCTTAGTCTTAATAATCTCAGTACGAAGCTCAGTCAACTTATATCTAAAATCACAACGATCGCACTGGGCAATCGCAAACTTACCGGACGAAAACTTATTTGGCATCAGCCACCCCCAAGGAACATCCTACGAGGCACAAACCGAACCGGTGCTTTTTCTCTATCTTCTTCGGCAGCTAATTGGAACTGCTGTTCATAATCTGCTTTTAACGCGGCAATCCGCTCTGCTGGTACGTTTGGTAACTTCATAGAAAGGTAATACGCTAAACCCGCAACCATGCAGTTTAAAAAGCGGAAAGGAATATCTTGGGTATTCACACCTGTACCGTCGTCTTGAATTCGACGTAAACGCCAGTAAACAAAAGTATAGGTTTGAGAACCGTCCGGTGTAGGCCAGACTGTAATTTTTGGAGCATCTATACCCGCTGAGTTAACGCCATTTGGGTTAGTAGTGCTTGGGTATTGTGCGCCAGACATACGTTGAATCCAGACCTGAATAGGGCGTCCCTGAGACAGTTTATTTGGAATTGTGGCGTAGGTTGATACGCTGATGCGGCTGATGTTGATGTCCGTCTGTGTTGCTGTATTTCCAGCGTTAGTACGGATCTGGTGCTCTAAAAGGTCGATTGTGTCGATTGGCAAGTCGTATGTGTTTTGACCTTGAACCAAAGTAATCTGGCCCTGCTCAATAGTCCACATGTTAATGCCACGATTTGCCCATTCTATCGTCAACAGGTTTAAACTTCTTCTCGCGGTTCTAAAATCATAGCCGGAACGAAGCTCAGCACCGCAACGCTCAAAAGCGTCTTCAATCAGTTCTGTTAAATCTAGATTAAACGACGAAGCGCCAGAAGTTGTCATTACTTTGCCTTTTTAGCAACTTTAGTTGCTTTTTTAACAACAGGTTTCTTTTTAACTGGACGTGTTGTAGCCTTACGCACGTATTTACGCTTTGGACGTGGTGCAAAATCTTCTGATACTGGAAACGGCCAAGCGGCAATTTCCGCTTTAGGAAAAACAACTTCTTCCTCCGGCTTTTGAAACAAGCCAGACAACCAAGTAAAAAAGTAACGTAATCTCATTTTTTAAGCCGCCTTTTTGTTAATTCTACGTGATTTATTATGCTCTTGATTTTCTACAGATTTTATTTGATTGCAAGTAGCGCAAAGAACCTGAAGTTTTTGCTTTGCTTCTTCTAAGTTCTTAGCGTAATACCTAGCTATTTTATTGCCAATACGCTTGCGATCCTCGTGCCCGTCGCCGTTTATGTGATCTAAAACAAGCCCACGTATATTTTTGTCATATCCGCAACAAACACATTTACCACCCAAAACGGACAAAACAAAATGTCTTTTTTCAATATCTCGTTTTGCATCTATCCCATTTGTTGCTCTATACGCAATTTGTTTTTTAGTTAGCCCGGGCACATCCGCGTATTTTTGCCTAGCTTTATTTCTGGCAATTATATCATCAGCAAAATTTTTGCCTTTACACGTTTGTGAGCAATATTTAGCCAACCTCTTTGGCGAGATAAAATTAATACTACAGAAAGTGCATTGATGGCTAAACGGCATTTATTTCTTTTTAAATTTGCGCATGGTTTCCGCCAGCCTAGCCCGCTTACCCTCGACACCGGGTTTCTTTGCAGCTGCGGCTAATTTGGCTGCCGGAATAGGTTTACCAGGCTTAGCGCCTAATTCTTTACGTAATGCACCAGGTTTTTTAATTGCTTTTTGAATCCATTTCTCAGCCATCATTTTACCTTTCTGTAGGGTTTTACTTTTTCTTTAATTGCTTTTGGTTGTGCTACAAACTGCTTACCTTTTGCTTTCCCTGCACGCTTAGCGCGTGTTGTTGCTGCATACTCCTGTGGGCTCAAAGCCTCAATCGCTTTCTTTGGCAAATATCTTTCACCCGTTTTACTAGAAGGCTTACCAGATTTGGTCGTCCATTTCTGTTCACCCCAAGCTTTTAACGAGCGTTGTGGTTTTGCCAACCCACTCATTTATAACCACCGCCTGCTGCTTTGTACTTCTTGGCTACGAGCTGCGCTTTACGGGCTGACCATTTACCCGCCCCAGTACCCTGAGTAGCAGCAGCTTTAACCTGAGAAACAATTCTTTTGCGTAATTCAGGCTTTGTATAATTACCAGCAGCGTTGACCTTACCGCCGTCTTTTAACAGAACGGCACTTTTAGTGGCTTTAGGCTCTTTGGCTGGGTTAATAATACCCATGCCACGACTAGCTTTCATTTAGCAGGCTTTGCTTTTTTTCATTTTAGTCATACCGCCCATAGCCATACCGCCGCCACACATTTTTTCTACGTGATCATCGTGAACCATGTGACCTGCAGCGTGCTCGCCAAAAACTTCAGCGTGTGGCTTGTGACCAGAAGCGTGCATCTTCATTGATTTAGCTAGTGTTTCGTGCTTGATTGGATCGATTCCAGCTTCTAGGGGTGCGTGATCCATTTTCATAAGTATTTTCCTTTGGTTTTACCTTTAGTTACACAGCCGTCTGCACGGCCACCTTTAGCCATCTTCTTCATGACCATACCGCCTTTTTTAAGCGTAAGTTTAGTACCCTTACCGCCTTTGTGTTCTTGAGCGTCGTGCTCTTTGAACGCTTTTTTAATCATAGCAACGTCTTGTTTCTTGTCCATCGCCATTTCTTTTTTTGATTCCATTTTGGATTCTTTCATTTCAGCCTTAGCCATACCGCCCTCTTTCTTTCCAATGTATTTTGTTAACTCAACTGCAGGTACGCCTTTAGACGAACCCAAAACTCTACCGTGTCTAGTTACATCACGGTTAATCATATTAATGCCGCCTGCTGCAAACTTCTTACCTTTGTCGGCTTTTAAAAATTCTTCGCCAACGGAGGCCTTAATACCTACTTTCTTAGCAAAAGCAGGGTTTTTAGCGATTGCTGCCATAAAGTTGTGTTGTTTTTTAGATACGCTAGGCACGGGTCTTACCTCTTTGGGCTATGCCATCATGGTGCTTAAACAATTTAACCTTGCCACCTTTTGCT